ATTTGGGCTTGGTATGCGGCTACGACTTCATCTGTCCATGCGGCATTACATATTGCCACTACATTGGCTGGTTGACCTGTTAAGTCTTGTGCTGGTGTTAGGCTTGTGCGGTGATAGGTTTGGCTGATTTGATTACCATCTTCCATGATGCGAGTTGCCTCGCGGTACAGCACAACGCCATTTTCATTCACAGTGATTTGGTCTACTGCGGTGGTCTTTGTAAGTGACATAATTTTCCTTTGAGTTGTGTCCGACTACACTAATATGGTGTAGTTAAATTTATGTGTAATATGTAATGCAAAAATTAAACTGCGCCCCAGAGCAAGTAGCATTGGTTACACCAGCACCTGTACCACTTAATAAAGGAAAAGTTGTGTCATTAATAGCTGGATATACTCTTTGAACAGCCGCAGTAGTTGATATTGTCATTACACCACCAGACCTATTTGCTTGTGTATTGGCAGATGTAAAGGGCAATCCCGCGATATTTGCAGCAGCCGCATTTGCTGTAGTTGGGTAAATTAACTGACACAGACAATTAACTAATCTTCCTACCTTTGTATAAGTAGCACTAACACTAGTAAATGATAATCCAGCACCACTATTATCTGTTGGTGTCCAAGTCCCTTCCTCATAATCATCTAGCGTGTTTGCGTCAGATGATGCTGATTGGGTTGCAGGGAAAGTAATGCCTGAACCTGAACCTGATGGAGTAGCGTTACCAACACCAATGGTTGTTGTCACTTTTGGGGTTGTTAGTGTTGTGCTTGCAGCAATTTGAGTTGTACCTACTGCGCCAGCAGCAATGTAAGTTGAGTTCACCGCACCCGCAGTGGCAGGGATGGCATTCAGCACTGAACTGACCAAGAAGCTCTCTGTGACTACGCTGTCGCCTACTGTGCAGGCGTTGTTCAAGACTACCGTTGTGCCTGTGGTGGCTACAAAGTCAGTGCCATTATTTACTAGCCGTACCCCGTTCCTGTAAACGTCGATGTAGCCAACGGTGTAGGAAGGAACACTGAATGATGTCTGGCCCGCTGTAGCCGTGAAGTTTGTTACGGTTCTGTAGGCTGTAGTCGTTACCCCGCTGGCTGGGATGCCAAGGTATCTGACGCTGATGTTACTTGTACCGCTTGGTGGAGCGGCTGAGAAGGTCAGGGTTGTGCCTGATACAGAGTATGTACTTGGGTCTTGGAGTACGCCCGTTACAGCAACAATGATTGAAGACGTATTGGCAGGGGCCACCGTCATGGTGTAGCCTACAGTTGTTCCATCCCCGCTGAACGTATCCGTCAGAAATGCAATTGAAGTTGGGGCGTTACCGATGTAGCTCATGGCATTGCCGCCTTAATTCCATCGGGTGTTGTAGCAGCATCAATGGCACTCTGCATCTCAGCGTACTTGGTACGAACAACTGCACGGGCAGTTTCTGCTGCCTCTGCCTCAGACGGTATGGTTGCCTTGATGTCCAATGGTGCAAACTCAGCAGACCTAGCAGCACGTCTAGCCTCATGCGCTATGGACTTGGCTTTGGTAATGTTTACGGTAATCATGCTGTGTACTCCCATGCGTTACGGAATGTGCGGTCTGTTGGCACATCAGCAACATCCACAATCTTGTAAGGTTTGCCTTCAGGAACATCCTTGGCAGCGATTGCCTCAATGGTTAAACCGCACTCAGCGGCTGGAATAATGACTGCGACACCGCCGTCATCAGTAGGGTAAATAATTCTTTGGTTCATGGTGTTCTTTCAGCGAAAAATTGCAATCATTACATAGCCAGAATCCACACCAGCACCTGCCGAGGTGTAAGTTCTAATTGCTAGTGCGCTGGCTGTAGGGACATTGCCAATACTGTATATAGTGGTAATAGTTGCTGTTGCAGCATCTCCAGAACCTAAATATACATAGTTTGCATCAGGCATTGCGGTAGTAAAATTAACTGTGTAAACACTAATGCCACCGTCTGTGATGCTAGACACATTCCCACTGCCACGAATAGTCACAGTGCCAACGCCGTTAAAGTTGACCCAAGCACGGCAAGGATAGATAGGCGCAGTACCCGACACAGTTGCAAATTGCGCTGAATTAATGTTTGGCGTGGTCAGCGTGGGGCTGGTTAAAGTTATTGGTGCGTTTAAACCAGCTTGACTTATTGTGCTGATAGCCATATTAAGCCCTTGTTACTTCTTTCCAAGACGTAGTTGTCTCATCCCACTCGTAAACCTTGTCGTCTGTTGGCATCGGTGTCGGTGCGTCCCATAGGCAAGTATCGTCGTTTAGCACCCAGCTTGCAAATGGCTTTGGTGGGATAAATGCGTCTTTTGTGCGGTCGTAGGAGTAACCAATACCCGCGTAGTTTTTACGCAGTGGAGTACCGCCGTTAAGATGTTGACCGCCGTAGGTGTTGTACGAAGTCTGAATCCACTCGCCGGGGCTTGAGTCCACGAATGTTTGGAAGAACTCAGGTTCAGCAACAATAACTTGTGTGACCGTGCCGTCTACTACTTTTGCAAAATGTGACATGTGATTTCCTTATGCTGTGTAAGTGCCAGATGATGTGAATTTCAAAATGGTGTTTGAGCCACTTGTTGTCACTGTTGGTGAACCTGTTGTTGTGCCCGAATAGTTTGCAGTGGGTACAGAAATAATTACAACACCAGAGCCGCCAGCGCCCCCTGCGCCACCTATACCTGATCCCTGACCTCCACCGCCACCGCCACCGCCAGTATTGGCAGTTCCGGGATTGCCTGCTCCAGTATTAACACCGCCAGTACCTCCACCGCCAGCACCGCCAGCACCAGCACTATTATTATCATTAGCAGCACCGCCGCCGCCGCCACCGTAAGTTACGCTAGAACCTGTTATAGAAGAAGCTGTTCCGCTCCCCCCCGCTCCACCCGAATAGCCACTGTTAGCTGTACCAGCAACGGAAGCCCCGCCACCGCCGCAACCACCGTATGAACCACCTGATGAAGCCCCGCTAGTACCTTGTCCGGCTGTACCTGCGGCTCCCGCCCCGCTATTACCTCTACCGCCACCGCCAGAACCCCCGGTAACCGCTGCGCCCGAAGCGCCACCACCGTACCCGCCCCTTGTTGCAGTGATGCTTGAAAATACAGAATTAGTTCCTACCGCAGAGTTTGCGCCGCCTGCGCCAACAGTAACAGTTAAGACAGAACCCGGTGAAACCGCAAAATTTGTGTTTGTAAGGAATCCACCAGCACCGCCGCCGCCCGCTGCTCCAACACCACCTTGACCAGCGCCACCACCGCCACCTCCAGCAACAACAAGGTATTGAACTGCATAGTCAAACGATGTAGCTGTAGTAAACGAAGTTGGGGAAGACCAGTTTGACCAAACACTAGTGACGGCATTCCTATACCGTACCCTCCAATAGTACAAAGTATTAGTACTTATACTTCCAAACGGTTTAGTAAAAGTAATTACTGCGCCTTGATCGCCGCTATCGTAAGCCGTTGTAGCAAAAATGGGGCTTGTAGATATTTGCCATTGACTGCTGTTTTGTGGGTACGCATATAACGCATAGTATGCTGTGCCCGTCATAGCTATAGGGTCGTATACGGAAGTCGCCCCTTGAGCAGGTGTTACGTTGGTTGGCGTAGCTACCGTTGGTAATTCAGTACCAGTTGTAATGACCTGAGTAATGGGGCTTGTGTAGTACACGTAGATGTTGTTAGTCCCAAGCAACGGAGCAGAGGTAAATGTGATTGTGTTACCGCTGACCGTGTAAGCAGAACTAGGATTCTGGGCTACGTTATCAATAGTTACCTGTACCTGCGCCACAGACGCAACGGGGCGAGACAGCGTGAATGACGTGGCAGAGGCATTACCATTAAAATAATCAATGGCTGGTGTAAACGCCTGCTGTGTAGGGGTGTTGCCTAGATACGCCATTTAGACCACCGTCAATCCTGATACCCAAGCGTCTGCCGATGTTGCTGCGCTTGAGAGTACTACTAAAACATCTGAAGCCTGCAAAATAATCCTGTTGCCTTGAATTACCTCTAACGACCCGCCAACTGGGACGGTTGCTGTCTCTACTAAATAGTAGTTAACCGCCGAACGGGTGATGTAAACGTCACAGGTAATCGGGGAAACGGAAGTGTTGGACACCACAAGGCTGGCTACAGCCAATGTGCCAGAAGAAACTGTTGTAACGGTTGAACCGCTCGTGCTTACGTTCTTAACCCCATACGATACGTTGGTGTAGGTAGCCATTTCTTATCCCATCATAAAAGCAAAATAGTACGCTTGGTCAACTGAGGCTGCGGTGCTTGCTGCCCATGTTGGGCCTGTACCATTTGAAGTCAAAACATACCCGTTTGCACCAATTGGCAATTTAGACAGGGCAGTGCCAGAAACGTAGTAAGAAATGTCACCAACGGCGTAGCTTGTTAGCCCTGTACCACCATAATTACTAGCAATAGTTCCACCCTGCCATGTACCGCCTGTGATGACCGTAGAGTTCATGTTAAGGGCGTTAGTACCCCAAGTCACATTCTCTGGGAGATACCCGTGGTAGTCCCATGTACCCGCAACAGTGGCGTTAGATACCAATACAAGTTCAATCGCGCCACCAGAGGTAATCGTTCCAATCGAGCCAGTGGCATAGTCTTGGAGTGTCAGTGTTCCAGTTGCGTTATTGTTAAACCCAAACGCTACGCCTGTACTCAGGGTAGTCGCATCTGGCATTGTGTAAGTCTGGTTGCCTGTGCCAGTAAGGGTCTGAGAGTAACTAGATGCCGCAGTTAGCGCCGTTGTGCCACCTGCCGCCGCAATAGAGGTATTGGATTGGTTAAGTCGGTTAATAGATACGTTCTGGTTAGCATCACGAATCATCACCGAGTTAGCGCCAGAGGAGGAAGTTACGCCTGTGCCGCCGTAAGCCACACCTACGGTTGTGCCTTGCCAAGTACCAGAAGCAATTGTGCCCAACGGACTGACGTTACCAGATGCGTCTAAATTAACAGACTTGCTAGATGGATAGGTTACAAAGACATTGACCGTACCGCTGAACGTAACCGCTGAACCGGAGTTGCTGGACGACAGAATAGTTGTACGCGTTAGCGTTGGGCCAGTCGTTGAATATGTACCAACCCCTACCTCCCAATTGCCCGTAGCGTCAAAGGAAGAATAGTAGGTGGTATTACCATTGCCCACCACGGCAAAGGACTGGAAGCCCGCGACAGAGCCAGTAAGCGTAAAACTTACTGTGGTGTTGGCTGTGCCAGTCTGTTGTACCCGGTCATTGAGGGCTAGAGCCATTTAAGACCCCTTATGAAGTCGCAGTAGTCGAGTAGGTAACAGTTACGGTGTCGCCAGAAGTAACAGTCTTGGCAGTGCTGAAGTTACCTTCGGAGTACAAAGTACCCGCAGTGCTAGAGATTGTGCTGACTGCGCCAGTACCTGTCACCAAGAAACAACCATACACAGTAGCAGAACCTGTCATTGTGTAAGTAATCGCTGTGGCTGTAGACGTAGTCACGTTCGATGGAGTTAAGCCAGACGAACTAGCCGCCGCAAATACCGCTGTGCCGCGAACCGCTGAGCCGCCAACGGTGTAGGTAGTCAACTCTGTCCACGTCTTAGAAGACATGGTGTCTGCTGCTGCAAACGTGGTGCTGTTGTTAATCAGGCCAAGGAATGGCCCAACGGTGGTGTATGTTCCAGATGTGCGGAGCAGGGTGTCCAGCAACAACTCTTTGCCAACAGCTACCACCAAGTTAGGGAACGCCTCGTCCCACTTGAGGTTGCCCTGTGCGTCACGGCACTCGACTTGGTAGTAACCCTCAATACCCATACCCTCTGGGATGGACGCATTAGCTTGCAGGGTGGCTACGGCGTTATCGCCAAAACCTGATTGTTCTTTGTGCATGGTGGCTCCTATGAGAGTCGAATAATCGCAGACGTATTAGTGACTGCTGGGAATTGTACGGTGAAGGTTGCTGTTGAGGTCTTGTCTGCGCCAAAATCTAACACACAAACCGTTGGGTTTGTTGTGCCGTTAGCCAAGTAAATCAACGCGCCTCGTGCGGTGATTGCGCCACTCCATGCGGCGTTTGTAAAAGATAAGTACGTTGTTGCAGCGCCTGTTTGGGTGCCAATTGTCGGAACTTGGCTAATAACCAAAATTTGCCCGCCAGCCGCGTAATTCCCGCCAGACGTTTCACCCGTGCTTGTATAGGCTGCTGTAGTGGCATCTAGTGTGGCTGCGTTGGTGTACAAAGCAATCTTGAATACTTGAGAAGTCCCAGTATCAAAGTTAAACACGCCGCCCAGCATGCCTGTCTTAAACGTGTTGGTTGCCCAATTGCCTGTAAACGCCATTATTTAACCCCGAAATTCTGTGGCAACGGGGCTTCCCGCGCTTGACCACTGCGGTACGCATCGCTGCGTTCCAGACCGTCACCAAGGCGTTTAGCAAGCGCAAGTGCTTCTTTGTACTTGATATCGTACAAAGTAATGATGTCAGTTTCGCCCTTCATGTAGGTGTACGCTTCAACCAGCGAACCGTACAAGAGGACTGTGTCAAAGTTGTCGCCCAACCAAGTCTGCCCAGAAGCGGTAACTGTGATTGATTGCGGGTAGTAGTAGTAATGCAGTTCTACACTGTATGTAGCATCTGGTGTTGGGCCCACGATAAACGACAACTCATTGCTGATCGTAGAAGACGTAACCGTTGGGCCAAACAAGGCGTAGTACTTAGGAATGGCTGTATCGGTTGGCTGTGGGTACGCTTCACGGATGAAGTTAACATCTTTGTTAAGCAAGAACGTGTACACACCAGCAGCGTCAATCACTGCTAACGAGTAGGTAGACAGAAAATCGTCAGGGCAAGACAGATATTTATTTGCGGAAGTAACGCTACCAGTTACGTTTTTACGTAGGGATGGGAACTGAACAGAGTTATAAATACGCTGTTCAGCCTGTGTAATAAAGCGATTCAATTGGGTCGTTGAAGACACAGGTGTTCCGTCCGCCAAAGTGGTGGCGGGAAACGTATTTTCTGTATACGTTTGAATCGCTGTTATTAACTCCGTGTAGGTCATCCCATTGGTCCTCTAGCCATCACGCCTCTAGTAGCCGCGCCAGTACCACGGATTTTAATACCACTAGTTTTGGTGGGTGGGTAGTTACCCTTGCTGATACCGCCAACAGAGGGATTCATCTCTGTCATGCGTTTAGCGCCAGTCTCAGTTGGGACTACAGCCTTGGTTTCTTTACCAGACATATCGTGGGGTTTGGCGTAGACGCTGGCAGCGCCAACTTCTTTACCGCCTTTTTTCATGCTGAATTTAGCCATCACTTGCCCCCTTGATTTGCAACTTTAGCCATACCACGGCCCATGCTCTTCATCATTTCGTTAGTCTTGCCGCCTTTGGCTAATTTAGTCATTGGCTTGCCGGGGTGCATCTTTTTCTCGTGCTTATGCACGGCACCTGCCATCATTTTCTTGTCCTGTTTTAAGTCTGCTTTGTCCATTTTCAACTCCTAAGTTGTTGCTATCGTTACTGTACCAAGACTTACGGTTAAAGCCAAGGCATTTGGTGTTAAAGCTGCATCAAAAAATGATGCCCCGCCTACAGGGTTCCACCCCCATTCAAAAACCCTGCTGCCACCTCCAAGGTATCCTTCCGTATCCAAGCCAGAAATTTGGTAACTTCTGTCAGGGCGTGGGTCACGCACACCTTGTGGGTCGTCAACTGGATACATACCCAGTTGAAGCTGGGGCTGGTCTGGGTCCCAACAGGGGCCGCACACAAGCAAGTCGTAATTCTTGGTCTTTACGACCTCGCGCCGCAGTTTGGTCAGTTTGAAACGAAACCCGCAACGGTCGCATTCCGCAATCGCATTCTTGCCTGACGCGTACCGATTACCCATTACGTTCCCCCGATAAACATCTGCCTTGGAACGAAGCGCACTGCCGCACGTTCTTGGTCTTCGTCAGCAGCAACCATCCATGCTTCGTCGTACTGGGCTTTCAAAAGCTGTATGCGCTCTAGCCCACCGGGCACTTTGAGGGCTACGTGGTACGCCAAACCCGCCGCCATACATGGCACAAAGCGGAACGGCACATCCATGACATTTACACCGCCGCCAGCGTCTTGGGTACGGCGCATGCGCCAGTACACGAACTGATAAGTCTGCGAACTGTCAGGTGTAGGCCACACGGTGATGGAAGGTAAATTCTGTACGTACACGGCTGTACCCGTGATGTGGGTCGCCGCAGTTGTGTTGTTTTGGCCTCTAAAGCAGTTGCCAAGGGTGTTGCCATCAATATAGCCGTACCAGATCGTCTCAGAATCGACTTTAATGAACCCTGTGGCGGGTAGCCCTACCACGGTGTTTAAAACGATTGTGGTGGCTGTTGTGGAGGTTATGGCCCCATTCAACGTAGAAGTGGTAGGCGAGGTCTGCCCATCTAGCCGTTGAACCCACACTTGGATAGGACGGGCCTGTTGCAGTTTGTTGGGCAGCGTGGCATAGGTAGAAACACTAATACGCGTGATGGTCAGGTCAGCCTGAGTAGCCGTCACATTCGCTTGTGTGCGAATCACATGGTCTAGTAAATCCACGGTATCCAGCGGTAGCGCGTATGTGGGTAAGCCCGGAGTCAGGGTGATTGTGCCCTGCTCAAACGTCCACATGTTGATGCCACGGTTGGCCCACTCAGCAAACATCAGGTTCAACGAACGCCGCGCTGTGCGTAAGTCATAGCCAGTACGTAGCTCTGAACCTGCGCGCTCAAACGCCTCTTCGACTAACTCGGAGAGGTCAAGGTTGAACGATGTGCTGCCAGAGGTGTATGCCATTATCTAAATCCTGCTGTTTTCTTTGCAATACCTTTTGGTTGCGCTACAAACTGTTTACCTACCGCTTTACCCTTGCGCTTAGCACGGGTAGTCGCCGCATACTCCGCGGGGCTTAAAGACTTGATTGCTGCTTCTGGCAAGTAACGCTCTCCCGTTTTGGAAGAAGGTTTCCCCGACTTGGTACGCCATTTCTGGTCGCCCCAATTTTTTAGGGATTGCTGTGGCGCTTTCAATCTTTGTACCCACCACCCGCCGCCTTGTACTTCTTGGCTACAAGTTGGGCCTTGCGTGCTGACCACTGTCCTGCACCTGTGCCTTGCGCTGCTGCGGCTTTTACCTGAGACACAATCTTCTTGCGAAGACTGGGTTTTGTGTAATTGCCCGCCGCGTTAACCTTCCCACCCTTTTTATATTCGGTGAAATCGGTATCGTCCCGGCGTGCTTTTTTCACGCCTTTAGGCATTTTGCTGGAGGCAACAGCCCCCATACCACGGCTAGGCATCATGGTTTAGCAGGCTTTGCCGCCGGACTTCATGGTAATCATTTTGCCTTTGGTTTTACCCTTGGACTCAATGCCGCCACCTTTAGCCATTTTCATTCCGTCTTTGGCAGTGTCCATGCCTTTTTTCATCACAGGTTTGCCCATCTTAGACGGCGCTTCGGCTCCAGCTTTTTTCTTAGCTATCATTGCCATAAAACCTTCGTTCATTTTCTTAGTAGCCATAGTTCCACCTCTTTTAAAAAATGCCATCGCACCGTGATTGGTCTTTGGCTGGTTAATACCTTGTACATCAGCGCGGGTACTACTACCCTTACCAAACTTCTTGCCCTTATCAGCGTCGGTAAAGTCTTTACCAACGGACTGTGGGACTCCCGCTTTCTTGGCAAATGATGGGTTGTTAGCCACCGCAGCCATGAAATTGTGTTGCTTCTTACTCGTGCTTGGCATCATTTTCCCGCTTGAATAAGCTGGTCAATTTTTGCTTCAAGCTTGTTAAAGCGTTGGTCAATGTGGTCAGTAATCCGTTGAACTTCTGCTTGAGTAACTGTATCACGGGCAATCTCCTCGCGAGTTATGTTTAAAAGACGCTCAACACGCTTCGCGTCTTCACCAATTTCTTTCATTTGCGCAAACTTTTCTTTTACGAACAGGCCAAAAACCCCCATCAAAACAGAGAGGACTGCTGACCAAATTGTGCTTAATTCCATATCAGCATTTCCATCTTGCTAGTGAAGCAGCCTTACGAGTAGGCTTGCCTTTTTCGTCCTTCATCGGACCGGGCATACCCGACATGCGGGCACAGAATGACTTCTTGCGGGCCCCGCCCTGTGGCTGTGGCGCTTTGAGGTTTGACCCTGTGGCTGCGTTGTACTTAGCGCGGCCTTTGGCAGTCAGCCCCGCCCCCTTAGAAACTGGTAGCTTTTCGCCACGCCCCACTGCAAGGGATGGGTTTTTCTTAGCCATTTACAACTTTCAGTTTCGGAGTGCAGTGTTCAGCAAGCAAAGGTTGCAACACATCTTCTTCAAAGCTACGGGTAAACTTTTCCTGCCCCACATGGGGCAAGCTAATTGACGGGTCTAAGTAAACCGTAAAACCGTCTTCGGCTGCGCGGTCACAGAAGAGATAATCTTCGCCGTAGTATTCGCCGTTCACAATCTTCAAGTCGAAGATGGCGCTGTCGGTACGGTTATCGACGTTGTTGGAATAGCTCCACTCTGGGTGGTTAGCAATCATCGTCTCAAGGACGTGACGCTGAATCATCATGAATCCAGTACCGATACGTTTTACGCGCATCAAACCGTTCTTGTCAAACTCAAGCGCACCATTCTCATCAAGGTGGTAGTCAAGGAAGAACTTGCGGTCCATGCCACGGCGTGGGTAAATACCAGCCGTGATGTCTTTGTCAAGGCTCAACGCCATTAGGCGGAGTACTGCGTCAGCGGTAACCACCACGTCAGCATCAATAAACAAAAGCGTGTCTGCATCGGATTTGAGAAAGTCCGCAACCAAGCAGTTGCGTGCCTTTGTAATGAGGGAACACCCCGAAAGGTGTGTGAGATAGAGCTTAACCCCCAACGACTGCACCTTAACGGCGAGGTTGGACAACGCAAAAGCCGAATCAATATTCAGCTTGCCGTCGTAAGCAGGGATGCAAACCATAAGTTTGCGCCCAACTAGGTTAACGCTCTTCTCTGTATCAGCCATAAAACACCGTGATATGCGTGTTAGCGCCTAAGAAAAGTCGTACGCCGTTATGAGCAAGGACGCCTTCTCCGGGAATTGGTACGCTGTACCCAGTTTGATTTGATGCGTCTAGTTGCAGCAGCACATCATTCCACACAGTCACATTTCCGCTGGCTGCGCCAGAATTGGCG